GTATGCGGCAGCGAGGGTGACTGCGATCGGCTGCGACGCGTCGAGTTGCACCGAAACGCTGTTGTCGCCATAGCCCAAGGTTCCGTTGCTGCGCATGGTTGCTTCCTTTTTTTCAGAGAGTGCTAGGTCAATGCGGCGCCGGTTCCGGCCGGCTCCCCTCTAGCTCCTCGATGCGGTCGGCGAGTTCCTTGATCGCATTGACCAGCGCATACGACAGCGCGCCGGTATTAAGCCCCTCGGTCATGACGCCCGCGTGGTCGGTAGTGCGCGAAACCATTTCCGGCATAGCCTCGCGGCAGTCGTCGAGCGCCAGACCGACAAAACGTCGCTCGCCGAAAATCATTGGCGTCAATTGGCGGATTTCCGCGAGCCCGTGCTCATAAGGCCCGATCGCGTCCTCGTCGAACCCTCCCCACGGGTTGATAATTGTGCCCGTGACGCGCAGATCGCCATAAACATCATGGGTGCCCCCGCTTTGCACAAAGTTGCCGGCAAGGCGGATCATGCCAACATTCCCGCGCGTGCCGGTTTGGCAGATATCAATCTGACCGCCATTGGACGAGAATGCCCCGCCCGCGGTAATGGCGAAGTCGCCGGCGCTGTTGACCCAGCCGACTCCGAGAGTCCCGCTAACGTCGGCGGTGCCGCTCGAATAGAGATAGCTTGCATTGACGGCGCCGGTGACATTCGCGCTACCAAAGCATCCGAGGCTGGCGAAGTTGCCGTTGCCACCGACATCCAGATTGCCACTGATGAACGCACTAGGATTAGCTGTTACCACACGGCCCTGATATTGAGCGTCGACATATGAGTTGACGTTGGCTCCATCCCAGCCGAAACCAATCAGGTTGCTGGAAAACGCGGCGTATTGGACCCCGCCACCGCCAATATAGAGGGTCGTTATCGCGCCCAGCTGGCCGTTGACGTTGAGGGGACCGGTGATCGTGCCGCCGGTCAGCGGGAGATAGCCGCTCAGGTCGATCTGCCGATTGTCGACGTAGCCCTTGGTCGCGACCTCGAGCGGATTTACCGGGTCCTGGTTGAGATACATGCGGCCGTTCGATTCCAGGCGCACCAGCCCTCCGCCCCCGAGCGGATATCCGGTATTATCGACAAGACCGATCGACAGAATTCCGGGATCGCCGCCCACCGTCAGTCCGTAGGCTGGCGCGGTCGCGGTTCCGGTGTTGATCATCGCGATACCGGGGTTAGCGCCCGAAGTTGCGATCACACGCGGCAGGATCAGGTTGCCGGTCATCGTGTCTCCGGCGCGCAGCACAAATCCGGGTTGCACCGGGATGCCCGAAATCTGACGGGAAATCTGGTTGTCGATCGCTTTCCACAGCTGCTCGCGATCAAGCGCGTTGAGCGGCCCCAGTTCGATCTCGATGACGTTTGAAACTTCCTCTTGCAGCGCGTCGAACCAGTCCGGTTCCAGCTGCGTCGAGGATACCCCGGTTGCGATATTGCCGGCGGTGAACCCGTCTTTGCCGGGACCGAATTTGTCGCGCTGACGCGTCTCGGTCATGATCCGTTGCATCGTTCAGACCCCCATATGAGCGATGCGCGCTTCCAGCGCCGCAAGTCGCGTCTCGGTAGCGTCGCGCAGGTCATCGAATGCGCCGTCAACATAGCGCTTCGTCGCAACATCGAGCGGATTGATCGGATCGGCACCGATCGTCATTCGGCCAGTGCCGTGCAAGCGGGCGATTTCGACTTCTGCAGAATACCAGGCGAAAAAATCAGTGGTGCCGCGAGTGCTAAACCACATTCCGCCCGACATGATGCCGATCGCGAGTTCAGCAGTACCCGTACCAGGGAACAACACCAGCCGCGTCCCGATCGAGCGCCCATCGGCAATGGGTGGGCCGAGCCCGGCATTAGTTTGCAAAATGCCATTCAAGGTCATGTCGCCAAAGTATTGCATGAGCCCGCCGGTGCCGATCACCATGCGCCCGATCGTCCCGGTCTGATCGGCGATCTCAAAGGCACCATCGGCGCGCGGGCCGATTGACCATGTACGAGTGCCGGTAATGGTAAACCAAGCGCGGGCCGACATGCCCGATGGCACAGTAATTTCAAACGGGTCAGACTGCGCGCCATAGAGCGTGAATTTGCCCGTGCCAGTTAGACCCGCCAGATTGGCGATCGGCACATTCGTTGCCGAGTTGACCGTGCGAAACCACAACGTCGCCGGATTGCCGCCAACGTGCACGCCAAAGGTCGGCACCGCCCCGGTGTTTTCTATTGTTATCCCCGGATTGGCACCGTGGCGAACAGTAACGAAGTTGCCAAAGGTGGTCGCGCTGCTGATCGCAATGTTGTTCCCCTGAATGTCAATCTGATTGACGGCGCCACCTTGCGACCCGAGTTGCAGCCGCGCGCCGTAAAGGCGCAGCGTCTCATATGTCGCGGTAAAACTATTGTCGACCCCTTCGATTGTCGAAAAACCGGGGGCATGGTTGACGCGGATTCCTTGCGTGCCAGCCACGCCAGCGAGGCGAAGCGAGCTTGCGGCGCTTGTTGTACCGCGGGCCTCGAGTTCAGATGCGGCTAAGCGACCGGTTAGGCGCAATCCGGTATTGTCGAGAGTGGCGACCGGGTTGTTCGACGCGGTCGAGAGATACCAGCGGAAAAAGCCGTTGGCGGAAAACCACAAAGTGTTGTTCTCGATCCCCAGCGCATAATCGAACGTGGTGGCGGTGAGCCCATTGAACAGGACGATCCGGGTTCCAGGCGAACGGACAGCAACGGTCGGCGCTCCGATCGGTTCGTTAAACAGGAACAGGGGTCCGGTCAGCGGATTGGTGGGGCCGGCGCTGCGGTGCAACCGGGTGTTTTGCAGCGCCTCAACTTCGTCTTTCGCGTGCTGGAAATTGGTTCGTACAGACAGCGTCGAGGGCCCCGGCGTGCGCCCGTAAATCGGGACCGTAGGATCGATCAAAGACACCATCAGATCAGGTCCCGCCATTGTGTGTAGTAGCCGTCCCAGCCGGTTTCGTTGTCGTCCCATTCGGACAACATGATCGGCGGCAAATAGGCGAACAGGACTTTGGTCTGCGCTGGGGCGAGTGCGAGGATCGCGCATTCGAGCGAGTTGAAGCCCCACGACGCGATAAACTCGGTGCATTGCGAGACAGCGTTGAACCATGTGATCCGCTGCTCTTCATCGTGAACCACGACCATCCAGGCATGCGGCCAGTCGGGTTCCGGATTTAGCAGCGCAGTGCATTCCGACCACACCCGGAAGGGGCGGAATTCGATAATCGAAATCCGCCAGCCGAGCGCGGCGGCGAAATCGATGAATTGTTGCGGTGTGGTGACGGCCCCCGATTGCCGCTTGGCGATGATGTCGCGACGGCGCAGTTCCAGCGAGGGCGCGAGTTCCCCGACGCAAGGGTCCGGGAGCCCGCAGTCGGTTTCCCACATCGCGATCGTCTCGACGGTCGTCCGCGGATCGGCCTCGTTCAGCATCGCGAGGATGCGGCGATAGGCATGGAAATGATTTCCAGTCAGCCCTCTGACGAGACGCGGCTGAACGCCCGCGCGATGGTTGTTCCAGGCGATGCCGGGCGGCAGCATCGCCAGCGCCTGTTCGTCGAAATCTTCCTTGCGCAGCTCGGCCGGCGCGGCGCGGACGTCTTCACTCATCGGGCAAGCGTCGGCGTTGCGACGTATCTCACGGTTCCCAGGATCGGCAGTTCGCCGATCGGGATCGCGACGTCGTCGGCTGGCGCATCGATCTTGTGCGTCCGCACGCCAGAGGCGATCGATACCGCCTCCCAGATCCAGTTGATCGCGATCGTCCCGCCGGGGCGCCCCTCGCGGAGCAGCATGTCCGTCAATTCGTCGATCACCGCGGCCTCGGTCGTTTCGTTGCGCGGGATCAGGTCGCGGATTGTGACATCGAGCAAATGCGCGACCGGCGCATAAACGAAAATCTCGGCAGTGACCGGCCGGCGTGCCTCGATATAGCCGAGCAACGCGGCGGCATCGTCCTGCGTCGGAACACCGCCCGGATAGGTGTTGTCCATCGCAAACCGGACGACGACGGTTCCGAGCCCCTGTTCGCGCGGATACACCCAGGCGCGAGTAACGCCAGGGAATTCGAGGGCCCAGCGGCGATAGTCGAAATCGGCACCGCCCTGCGGCGGACGTTGGATGCGGTCAAGGATGCGCGAGCGCCAAACGTCGACATCCTCTTGATCGGTCCCGCCGCGCATGTCATCCGGTAGACCGGCGCCGGAGATTCCGGTAATCGGGCTAACGGTGATCAGCCGGGTTCCCGCGCTCAGATTGCTGGCGGCCCCCGGTGCCACCGCTTCGATCGGCGCTTCGCGTGTCGTCCCTCCGACCAGGATCCCGTCCGCGGTCGTCCGGACCTCGATCAGCGTTGTTTGATCGCGGAACAGCGAGCGCGCGGGCAATGGTGCTGCACCGATGACATCGGCAATCAAGCGTCCGGTGGCGCGGGTCGCCTCTTTGCGCGGGACGCCCCATTCCGTCGCGTGACGTTCCAGGCCCGATTCGTTGGCGGTCGTGACGTGAATTTGCGTC